TTATCGGACTAGGAAACTCTTTCCTTAGTGATTACACTGTAGAGCTTGCTGTAGGGTCAATCCCAACAGTATCAGCAAGTTACGAATGTTCTAACATCAACTCAATCAACGCTACAGTTGGTGACGACATCATCGTCGGCGAATCTGCAGCAATCAACCCAGAGAGCGGTACTAAATTGACAACTGATCCAATTGTTTTACCAACTCCATCTGATGTAGGCGATGTTCTTATTGCTCCTACCGCCCTAAGACCTGGAGACATCACACTGGCATTCCCAGGGTTTTCCGATCTGGGTGACAAGGCAAACCTTTCCGCTGTTAGCGGCGACAATGCGTTCCACATTCAGTCAGCATCTCTTTCTGTTCCTCTTTCTAGAACAGCTATTGAGAGACTGGGATCTAAGTTCCCATTCGCAAGAACTGTTGACTTCCCTGTCAACGCAAGCCTAAGTGTTAGTGCTGTACTCAACAACGTAGAAGCTGGCAACCTAGCCGACTTCATCGCTGGTTGCACACCTAACAACACAAGGTCTGTTGAGATTCTACTCAAGGACTGCAACAAAGATCCTCAAATGAAATGGACTCTTAAGGGTGCAACTCTAGACTCAGAGAGCTTTAGTTCTAGTATTGGGTCTAACAAGACGGTTGATTTGACCTTCGGAGTACAACTCGGCGGTATCGACGATGTAAACCAAGGAATCATCTGTAGTGGAGCTAATACAAACGCACCATTCCCAGTTTAATATAACATTCAAAAGAAAAGCCCCGCCTAGTTTTGCTAGAGCGGGGTTTTTTTTGTGTTAACTTAAATCCTACGATATTTTATCCAGCCTCTATACCGCCCACCTGTCTAGGTTCAGATTGATACATGTTATACCTATGGATTAAATCATCCATATTCTGCTTGGCGTCATTAGCCAAACCCCTCAAGACTTTGGTTACTTCGTTCTTATTTGTNAACGTAACTCTGCTTTCNCCATCGCTAATAGATGTTATATCTCCCGACGAAGAATCAGAACAACTACCCATAACGCCCCTAGAAGCCATCCTGGCGCGTTTGGAGTAGTAATGGTACAGATACAGTTCTCTATACACTGCGGACTCCTCTATGCCCAATTCTGCGTCTTCTAGACAATAGTTGGTATTTATCAATATATTTAACTGGCCAAGATTCTCCTCTAACCAAGCCTGTATTGATTGCGTAGTATTCTCATCGAAATCGCCATCGAATTCTTGAGCCATGATTGTATCTGCCAGATCTGATAAAACACTCATTAATTTATATAAATACTATTAAATATCTCCAAGAATAGCAATGGTCTTTGCATGTTGGGGATTATTTGGATCTAATTGGATAGAGTTTTGGGGCGAAGGCATGATGTTCTTCATGTTGTTTCTATTTGCTGCCATAAACTCTTTTTTAAGGATGTTCTTAAGAACGCTCTTCTCATGGAACGGATTAATTCCGACCTTAGCTGCTAAGTTCTTCATGTCAGCCATATTCATTCCCTTTAGGTTTCTTTCGAAAACTTCAATTTCGTTTGTGCCAAATGGGTTTATGGTATCTACGCCAAGAATATTCTCAAGCTCTGCCATCTTATCTGTAAACTCTGAAGAGTTAACATCTCCAGAAGCCTTCATATCGTTTATCTCTTTAATGAGATCTTTTTTTGGCGGCTTTGCTTCTTTGTCCTCTTTAGTTACCCCTTTGGACGACTCAATCACTTTAGACTTCCCAGCCTTCTTTTTTGATTTTGATTTTGATTTTTTAGACTTACTCTTATTTGCTGATTCGATAGAATCTTCAGGATTCTTGACTCCATAAGATACGTCCATTTCGTTTGATTTTTCTTCTTCCATATTTTATAATAGGTTTGTTATTGAATATTTACACAAAAAAAGGCCACTCAGTTAAGAGTGACCTTAAATTTTTAATTATAAGGATCTTAGAGACCGTTACAAACGATACCAGCAAGTGCGCGGTTATCAAGAACCATGCGGCCCTCTTCAAGACCACCGAACCAGCCAATCTTGTTCTGACGAATGCTGTACTGATCGTCAGCAATCATTTGGAACTCAGATCCGTTTTCTTCGTCAACAGCGATTGCCTTAATGAGGGCATCGCGTCCACGATCAAGACCAATCATGATTTCGTCTGCAGCACCGTCAAAGACAGCTCCAGCAGTTCCATCAGCCTTGGTGTATGAAGTTGCGCCAGCAACTGTGTCGAAGATTGTGTTGAACTTTTGTCCTACACCAAGCTCGTTAACCTCCATGATGGAGATACCGTAGAAGTCAGGAAGACCACCACCAGCATTGAATACTGACTCACGTACGCTGTCTGTGCCAGCAATAGAATCGGTACCTTTGGTGTTGATTGGGTTGTAAGACATCTCACGAAGAGCCTTAACAGCTTCTGGAGAAACCATGATGTCGGTAAGACCACGACGGCCACCTTCTGGGGTTCCTTTGTTCCATGCTGTGTTGATGCGCTTGCCGCGAGTGATAAGCTCGTTGAAGTCGTCAAGAAGGAAAGAACCATCGGAAGTTGCACGGAAAACGTGATCCTTGCCGTTGGTTGTTGCTCCTGCTACAGCACCCATGATAAGGTTAGCTGAAGTCTTCTCTTGCTTGAGAAGAATTTCTTGAGCCATGCGAGTGAATGTCTTGCTTACAACGTCCATGCGGCTCTTGGCTGCATAACGACGATCAAAGCTTACTGCTGTGTCCAGGCTGTAGGTAGCGACCTTAAGCTCGGAAACAGTAGGAACGACTTGGTTTTGAGGAAGACCTCCAGCAACGCTGTTGCTGTAAACCTGTACGTAATCTTCATCAGTGACATCATAGTACAGATCCAAAGGAATTGAAGGATTGTCTTCTGAGTTAAACTGAAGAGGAGTGAATAGGTTACTAAGTACTGGTGCGTTGTTGATGACTTCAGCGATAACTGGGCCAATAAACTCTGCAAGTGCTACTTGAGCCTCGTAAGCAACCGAACGGTTCTTAGAAGCCATAGCCTTAATAAGCTCGATTTGTTCTGGTGTTCTTTTAAGAGAAATTTTCATATTTATATATATTCTTGTTAATTGTTAAAGATTAGAGACCAAGAGCGATGACCGCGTAATCGCCTTCTAAAGCATCAGTAATGTTTCCGCTTGTGCGGGTTCCAGTTCCGATGACAGTACCAACTTTTTCAGCAGCTGTTGGGGCGCAAGCCTCAACTTTGCCTGCAGTAGCGCTAAGAGCGATTCCGCCGCCTACTGTAAGAGCACCAACAAAGGCACCTGCAGTAATGGTGAATACTCCGCGAGTAGCAACAGGAACAGCTTGTCCAGGAAGTACACAACCAAGCTCTTCGGCCTTTACTGGATTGTAAAGAAGCTTTTCACCGTTTTCGTCAGTCTTTGCAGTTTGACGAAGAGTGATTCCCAAAAGGGCTTCACCACTTGCGGCTGGAGCGCACTCAAGCTGAACGCTTGGGTATTGTGCTTTTACGAAAGGGTAATCGGTCTTACCAAGGTAAGCGTCATCACCGTATGCAACTGGGTCAAGGTTAAAATCTCCAGCGGAGACCTTAACAAATACACCAGCATCGCCATCGCCTGAAGCCGTAGTGGCCTCGTTGACGTTGGTACTATCTAGAGCGAAAAGATTAATAACATCGTTTTCGTCATATTGTCTGAATGGTAGAATTCTGAGTGACATAATTTTATTTTTGTTTTTTTGTTAAATTGTTAGGAGATCTCCACGTTACTACGATCAAACGCAGCTGAGAATTTCTCTTTGATTGTTTTTTCCTCACGGGAAACTTCTTCGTTTGAATTAGCAATAGCTGCTTCTGTAGTTTCAGCGCCATCAAGAATTTCTTCTTCTGTTTTGCTGGCTACAGACTCTTGCAATGCTTCTTCCTTTGGACTTGAAATACGCTTTTCAACTTCTTGTTGGATACGTGCTTCAACTTGTTTTTCAAATTCGGCCTTAGCTTCTTTGCTCTTGTGTCTCCAAAGAACATCGAGTTTCTGCTCGAAGGATGCAAATGCTTCCTCGGCTTCGTCGATGCTTTTTAGTTCCTGAGCAAGGAATTCTTTATCCTCATCTTCAAGTTCAAATTTATGATCAAGCACATCCATACGCTCATTAAAACGAGCAATTGCCTTTTCTGCTTTTTCTGCAGCTTCGTAATCAGCAATTTTTAGTTGTGCTTCTTCAAACTTAGTCTTAAGTTCTTCAACAGATGACTTGAGTTCTTCTTGTTCTTGGGCAATTGCCTCTTTTTCTTCGTTAGCTTTGGCAAGTTCTGCACGGAATTCCTCGTCTTTTTCCTTGATAGCATCATTAAAGGTGCTAGTCATGGAGGCGATTGCTTCCTGTGAGAACTTCTTGTCAGCCAGAAGATCCTTCAGTTCGTCGATAACTTTTTCGGTTTCCATAGAATTATTCTTTTTAAGGTTTACATTAGTTTTTTCACTTTGTGAAATATTTTTATCTCTTTTGTCTTTTATTACAATAGTATTTTCTTGGTCTTGCTTCATGTAAATTCCTTTTACGTCAGCAGCTGGATTAGTTGTGTAACCAATCCCCAGTGGATAAATTTTTCCTGTGATGAGTCTATTTACAGTCTCACCCTTGTCTGTTTTGCCGCTTCCACCAAAGGAACGAAGGCATCCGACCATTTCTTCCATCTCTTCAGGATCAGAGATTATTCTTGCTTCTTCGACATATTCACTGCCAACTGCTAGCACGAAATCAGAGAAACCAACCTCCCAACTTGTCGATATGCTGTGATACATACCCCCCTTAGGGTCTACTGATTTTTCTATAGCTTCCGCAAACGTTGAGTTGGCCGATTTATAAACCAATGCACCAAGAGCGATATTGAAAGGCTTAGTATAACCCTGAAGCTCTTCAGCTGTTAGTACTCTACTGGTGCCGTACTCGCTCCAACCAGCACTGGCTATATGTCCCACGATCTTGTCTTTGTCGTGCTCTATGTTAGTAGGTTTATGTACGAAGTTTTTTGTATATTCAATAGCGGTCTTAGAATCAATCCCGTCGCCATTTTTATTAAATTTATTTACTACAGCAGCATTAAAAGCCACCCCAAGCAAGTCTATATTGTCCTCAAAGTCTATACCATTAGGAATCAAAGACTCTAAGTTTTCTAAAGAAGCTTTTGACAAGAAAGAGTCTCCCCCAATATCACAAGAGAAAACCTCCGCGTCAAACTTGGCGGTATATTTATATTTAGGCTTGTGTTTCTTCATTCTTATTATTGCTGTGATAAAGTATAGCCGCAGAGTAATTATCTAATTCGTGTTCCGCAGCTATTTCTAGTATTTTTGACTTTACGTCAAGTTTTTGTATCTCTTCTAAGTTAGATACACAAGAAAAAGCTTTTTGTGTCCAATTTTCAATCTCAGTAGAACAAACTATAGCTTCGCACAGGCTATCTAACATCTTTTCGTTTTTCTTATTAAACCTTTTGATGTTCAACTTGTCTTTCATTTCTTTTTTTATACTCGCTCTAGCAGTCTCGAGTTCGTTTATAGTTCTCTCTATATCTTTCCTTGAATATTTAGCTTCTGAATTTACTTGAGGCGAACCCGAAGTTCCTTCTGGTCTGCCAGGTTGTCCCTTTGGACCATTTTGGGTATTGTTGTCTTTGGTTTCGGCACCCTCCATCATTGGTACTCCACCTACTATTGGGTTGTAGTAACCATCCTCACGCTCCTCTACAAACTTCTTTTGTGCTGGGCTTATTTCGCTTACTTCAGGGAATTTACCAGTATGGAACATTTCCATGCCTTGCTGTGGGGTAATGATACCAAGCTCCATCAATCTGGTGGCAACCTTCATCAACTGAGTCTCATCTCTCATGTCAATGTCTTTAAACGTAGCGGTAGGATAAGACCTAAAACCAAGTTCTTTGGAGACTCTTTTTATTTCTTTTTGAAGGAAGTCTGACAAGAAGGCGTTTCTAGCCTCCTTTAATCTATCTATGAAAATTTGAGCCTTGACTTGAGTAGCCCCATATTTTTCTTCTCCTACAACAACATTCTGTAACCCTTGCTTAATNTCCTCGTTTAATACCTTGTATTTTTCTGATCCAAGAACCTTATTCAAGTCTGGTATGATAAATTCAGCACTCGTTGTATAATCCGAGACAAGAACCCGCCCGACACTTTCATTTTTAAATAAAGATTGCATGGCGTTTAGGTTTTGAGCGTTAATGCCCCCCTTATCAGGCTCTGCACCCATAGTTATAAGAAGAATTACATTTTCTATAGTTCTTGTTATAGCTTGATCCATTTTCTTAAGTTCAAGCTTTGCGTTTATGTCCTCTAGAACTGGATAACCAAAAGGAATTGCAAAAGGTTCATAATCCTGTTTCTTGTAAAAAGAATGAAGCACTTTAACTGGGTCTAGCTGAATCTTTAAACCATCAACACTGTATTCTCCTCTTTTAATACTCTCCTGAACTTTCTTTGGCAGTGCCTCGAATATCTCTTTGTCCTCATCGGTGGATGGGTTTTGGAGTCTAGACATCTCATACTCGGACAGTATTTTTTCGTAAGCACCATCATTGAAAGACGAAGCTCTTGTAGCTACGATGTCGTAAGGGTTCATGAGTATGTATCTGATTGGCACGGAATTCTTAGATCCATTTTTAGGAGCTATGGAATTAACAAGTTCAGCAAAATCATCAGCTTTAAACTTACCGTCTAACCTGTATAAAAATATATTACCGCTTCTGTAGTATTCTCTAAAGTATTGATCCTTCAAATTAATTAAATTAATCTTTTTAAACCACTCATTAAAGAAATCCCTGCTTTTCTTTGTTCCTCCCTCTAGAAATAAATCCGTATTAGCGAATTCAGACATAATATCAATAGCGTTTCTAAAAACAGACACATTGGCATATGCTTTTTGACACAACTCTATAGCATCACGAACGTTAATGCCATCGGCAGAGTAATCGTAAGGAAGCAATCCTGTTCTGATACTAGAAAACTTATCTATTTTTGGTGCTACTGCAGCCCTATTTATCCTGCTCGCAGATTTAGGCGAAGAACCCCTTTGACAAGCTGATTTTGAAACCCCCTTGTAAGAGGCTGATGAAACATAAAAAGGATCGCCCTCTAAAGACGGTTCGAAGAGTTCGTTGCTAGTAGCAATACTCTTTTCTTGATCCTTGTGAAACTTAGCCCAGTAATCAGACTTCTTTGTATACTTTCTCTTCGCCATAACCTATTATACACGGAAAAGTCAAAAGTTTAACTTTAACTTTCGAAAGTTTGACTTTAACTTTGGTATTTAACTTTTATGACCATAGTTTCGTTTCCATCTGTTTGTGTTATGTATGTTTCTCCTTTTTTGTGGAGCTCATTCATAGCTTCTTCTGAAATGGTCATTTCGTGGTCATATTCTCTCTCCTCAGTATCATC